TACTACCGCACGGCCATGTCGAGGCTTGCCATCAAGCAGCCCTCCGCGACGATCCTACCGACAACGGGCAGCACCGAAGACATCGCCAAGGCGCTCGCCACGCAGGAGGGTCTGATTTGGCTGTGGTGGGGGATGGAAATCCCCACACGCTGGAACAAGACCATCCCGTACCTTCTGACGAAGGGCAACGTGGGCTACCGCTGCTACTACGACGAGGAGATGGACTCCCCGCAGTTGGAGGTCTACCGCCCGGAAGACTTGTGCTACGAGCCCGGCACGGAGGACCCTGACGAGAGCGAGTGGGTTGCAGTCCGTAAGCGTCCGACCCGACGCGCACTCATCGCCAAGTTCCCCGACTTCGAGAAGGAAATCAACGAGGCGTCGCAGGAAGAGGGCGACGACCGCAAGTGGCTCGGTTGGTCTGTCCCGTGGACGAACACCAACAAGAAGCTCAAGAACCGGGTCGACGTCTGGTACGTGTACGCCCGAGACGGTTCGCAGGATGTAGGGCTCTTCCTCGGTGGTGGCAACGAGACTTGGTTGTGGGAAGGCACCGTCCCGAAGGGTGTGATGGGAATCCACCACCTCGGGTACACCAAGATGCCTGAGTCGCCTTGGTCGATGGGGCTCATCGAGAATCTCATGTCGCCGCAGGCTGCCTACAACAAGGGCCGCAAGCAGCAGATGGATTACATCGACTTGGTCAACAAGCCGAAGGTCCTCATCCCGTACAAAGCCGATGTGTCTGCCGGCGCCTTCAACGACGTTGCCGGGCAGAAGATTCGCTTCAAGCAGGGTTACGAACCCAAGTACCTGAATCTCTCTTCCTGGCCGACAGGCGCAGAGAGGCAGTTAAACCGTATACGCGAAGAGATGAACGACCTCGCCGGAATGCAGAACACCTCCCTCGGCAAGAGGGAAGGCGGTGCGACATCTGGCGTCGCAATCCGTTCGCTCGCAGCTCAGGACATCAACAAACTTGAGACGACCCAGAACAACACCGAGATTTGCTTCTCCAACATCTTCCGAGACGCCCTCATCCTGCTGAAAACCCACCTGACGCAGGAGAAGTCGGTTCGGAGTTTCGACAACTTCGGCAATCCGATGTTCTCGCTGATCAACACGACCTCGTACACCGACGACCCGGACGTCCACATCGACACGGGCTCCATGTTCGTCATCCGGGCGAGAGAGGAAGAGGATCGCATCCTCACGCTGGCAGAGCGCGGCTTCATCCCGCCGGAAGAGGTTATGTCCAAGGTGTCCATCCAGACCGGACGGCGGGCGAAACTCGAAGAGATGCGGGACTTGGAGTCGGCACGCGGTGTCCTCAAGGTTGCGGAGAAGGGCGTCCTCGGACCAGACCCGGAGACGGGTGTGCCGATGGTCATGGACATCACCATCTATGTTTACGACAACCTCGCCGCCTACCGACAAGTCTTCGGGGACTGCGTCAGGGACACCGAGAAGTTCTACAACCTGCCCCTCGACAGGCAGACCGCCATCCACGACATCTTCGTTGCGGTCATGCAGGGTCCTGTGCCGGGCAGCATGGTGGTGTACCCGCGTCCCGAGTTGCCGCCCATGCCCGAGGCCGTTCCCGGCGCTCCAGCGCCTCCGAGCGCCCCTCAGGCGCCTACAGCACCCAAACCTCCGAGAGGCGTGCAGGCGAGAGGTGGTGCATCTCCGATGCCGGTGCAGACACCCGGTGCTGAAGCGACAGGCCCGGCACCCGGCGGGGAGGCGATGTAGATGCTCACCGACGACTGTGCGACCTATCTGCGGTCCATAATCCAGGAGCCCGATACGACCTTCGTGACGGACGCGATGCTCGCCGTCTGGTTGCAGCAGGCGTATCGGGAGTTCCGCACCCTCGTGGAGATGATTCGCCCGGACTACTACGCCGAGACGGTGAACATCACTCCGAGCGGGACGTCCTACGACCTGTCGACGGGAGCCGTCATCATCCTGGGTTCAGGCGTGCTGACCAATCCAAGGCTTCAGCGCATCATCACGATCCAGACCAGCGACACCAACGGGTATCCCGACGTCTGGCGAGGGGTCACCGCCCTGCGCGCCTTGTATACGGGCTACTACACCAACGCCCGGCAGTATTTCTTGCAGGACACGACGCTGCACTTCGACACCGAGGCCACCCAGACGCTGACCATCGTGTACAGCGCGGTGGACGAGATTGCCTGGGCGGCGAACCTCGGGGCACCCGGTGTCTTCATCGACGACCTCGACGCCTACCACGACCTCATCGCCCTGAAGGCCGCCATGCACTACCAAGTGTCGGATGCCTCTCAGAGCCCTGCGCTTGAGGCGCAGTTGCTGCGTAGGACCGAAGACCTCAGAGACTTCATGCGGATGCAACGCGCACAAGACGACGCGAACATCAGCCGCGAAGACGATTACTACCAGTAGGACCAGCAATGCCGAGACAGGGACCAGTCGAAGTCGATGTCCTCGGGGGCGGCATGGAGGTCAAGACACCCAGCAAGGGCGTCTGGCTTCAGAACCTGCTGTTGTTCAACAACGCGTGGGAAGTTCGTCCTGGCTTCGGTCAACTGACCCAAAGGGACACGACCCTCTCTCAGCGGGATACTCGGAACACAGAGCAGGGTCTTGTTGATCATCTCGGCAGTTACGCCATGGTCACCGACCAGGGGCATACTCAGGTTATCTCGGTGTATCGAACGAGAGCTAGCAGTTCCAGTATTGCCGGCAAGGGAGAGTGGTTGGAGTGTACGACGGTGCAGATTCACGACGTCACTGCCAATACGCACTGGGAAGAGCCCCTGTTCAGGCACACCTCCGAGAACAATATCGAGGTCAACCCGCTCTCTACCTGGCGTGGGCACTACGAGACGAGTCGAGACGAGAACACCGAGAGTTGGGTGGGTGCCTCGGAGCATCAGGTCGGGTTCGCCGAATGGAACGACCACCTCATCTTCGGGAGTCGGGAGATCGGCCTCTGGGCGTATACGCCATGCGACTTCCTCACAGGTCGTAGTCGGCATCGCCAGACCGATGGGGTCAACAGCAACATCTGGATGCCGCCCTACGCCGAGTCCAGTTGCGTCATCCGCATCGCACCTGTCGACGGTGTCCACGAGTTGAAGGCTGTGTACATGAGCTCCAGCGAGTTCCCATCCTTCCCGTCTGCTATCGTCGAGTTCAATGGCACGCTTGCAATTGCCCAGCAGCGGGACGTGTTCTTCAGCGACGTGGAGAACCCGTGCAGCATCATTGATGTGAACGTCATCACCATCCCGAGCGAGGAGCAAATCACCGCGATGGGTGTTGCCGGCGACGCCCTACTCATCTTCACCAAGAACGAGACGTTCCACTACATCGCCAACGTGGGTTTAGTCATCAGCAAAGGTCGTCTCTCCCAAATCAGCCGGGGAGTCGGATGCCTGTCGCAGTCCGCACTCTGCAAGGTGGAGTCGGCGGTGGTTTGGGTGGATAAGAACGGTGTTTATAGTAATGGTGGCGGTCTTCAGGTCGAGAGCATCTCGGAGAACATTGAGCCCTTCTTCTTGGACGACATTAGCAACCCGCTCACGCACTACTTCGTCCGCAGCGGCTTTACCTCGCTGGTGAACGAGCAACCGAGGATGACGTACCGTCTGGACCCCAAGGACGTGTCCTGCGTCTACGACTCGGTGCGGTCCTACGTCCACATCGCGATTCCGGTGCTGAACGCCATCCTGAGTTTCCATACCTCCAGCGGGTTCTGGTCGATCCAGATCCTGGAGTCCACCGTCGCCGGCACAGTCGCTACGCCGACACCATCGGTCATCGGTGTGCAGCAGCAGTTGACCAACCCGTGGCTCACAGAAGCGGATGACCGCATATTCCTGACCGCAGGGGTGGAGTCGCACACTCTGGATGATGACGCCATCGGCGGGGACTCACGAGCTGCGCTGAATAGGGACACCGTCAGCAACTCCTACATCCTGTGTGAATTGGGGCGGGGTGGCGCTCTTGACCGCTCGGTAGACGAGAGGGAAGACAACCGAATCTTCGCCGGTCAGTACACAAAGTTCGACAACTCAGGCACTCCAACGGGGCAGTTCTACATTGAGAAGCCGATTCTGTGCCCCGATAACTACGTTCTTCCTGGCGGCATCGCCGGGGTCGCTGGTTATCCCGATGGCAGATCTCTTAATAACATCATTCTTGCCCCCGTATACCTGACTCCAGACACTAGTGCCAACAGTGACATCGATCAGTTGGTTCTCGTATTCAAGTACGACAACACCAATTGGCGAGTCGTCACGAGGGCGACGAATAGCGCCATCATTGATGTTGTCTTCCCTCCAGAGCGGCAGGGCTCGGCAGAGGGGTGGGGGGTTGGTAACCTCGGCCCCGTCGCGTTGTCAGCAGAGATGCAGGTTTACAATAGCGGCACTGGACTCGTTGACCCGGTTGGGGATGAGATCAGGTTGTACTTCGATGCTGGCGTTGGCACGATACGGAGCGCATGGGCCTACACGGTCATGAATGCGACCAAGCACAACAAGAACATCTTGTTCTATCTGCCGTTCGAGATTCTGAATCCGACGACGACTTCCATGTCCTCCTACGGCATGGACTTTGAGCATTCCTTCCAGGTCAGCAACGAGCCAGCCGCGTATGACCTGGACGTCTACATCTGGGACCACGTCACCGCAGACGACAAGCACGGGGACGACGACGTTGCACAACCCGTCGACTGGTGCTTCAAGTCGGACCAGATTGGATTGGACGGCTCCAACCGCATCATGGCGAGGGGGCTCATAACCCGCCTCATCAGCCACGGTCAGTCCACGTTGCCCATCTTCCCGAATCACGACTGGGGCCTGTTCAACACGCTCATCGGTTGCGACTGGAAGGACTGGGTCAGCCAGATTGTGGACTACACTGGCATCGACCCAACGAACATTCCCGGTGTGAACACCATCGCCAAGAAGCAGAGCATCCGCACGCGCATCCGCACAGGCAGTCCGGCGACGATGAATCTCAAGACGTACAACAACGTCGCGACATGGGGCGAAGACTCCGACTCCACAGACGGCAACTACCTCATCGACAACCAGCAGTTGGACACCATCGTGACCTCCGACGCGGTCAAGGGCGAGACGGTGTCCTTCATGCTCTTCGGGTTCATCCGTGGCAGGGCAGAGCGCATCGTCCTCGACAACGTCAAGGCATCTCTCCGCACCCTACAGGGCGGCAGACGCCGAGAGGGGAGGTAGCATGGGACTCTTGCAACGCCGCCTCCGCTCCTTCGACTGGACGCGCGAAGACCTCACACACGCAGAGGTGGAGGATCAACTCCGCAGCGTCGTCGAAGGCTTGGGCGTCACCATCTTCCAACCCGCCCAACCAATCGAAGAGGTGGGCATCCGCGACAACGCGATGCTTCTCCTTGCTGGTGAGCACAGGGGTTTCCGTATCTCCAAGAACGGCACGAAGGTCGAGGGCGCTCCGGGCGCGGTTGTCACCAGGCTTGCCCGCGTGAACACGACC